TTTCTTGCATGGTGTTGTCTAAAATGCAATCATGTAGTACGGCCTCGCCCCAGAAATTTTCTGAAGGTCCGAACTGACCATTAGGTTGTTTTTCACCGTTTGGTTGGTGGAAGCTGTAAGCATAAGCTCCACGGTGATCGGGTCGAAGTGCTGTATTTCTTGCTGCACACTTGTACAAATAGGTCATAGGCATTCTACCCCAATTGTCTGGATGCGTTTCAGTTTCTCTTGCTGTGAACTGCCAAGCTTGACCACCTACATTTTGAACTGTGCAATCCTTGAAGAGTACTAATTCATTTTGAAGTACGCTATCGGCTAAGTTCCAATACCAACCGTGTTCTACTTCGATGTTTGCCATGTGACAATTTTCAATGTAGGCGGAACCTACTCCGTGAGATCTTGAACCCCACTTTTTACCGCTAAGAACGTAAATGTTTTTTAGAACTGCGTTTGTAGTAACTTCCCATTTATCTGGGTACTCATTATAAGGCGTACCACAAGAAATGCCCGTATGTTCTACTTCGGGAACTATAAGATCGTGTAGCACCGATCCTGTTCCGAAGTCTATCATTTTGTCTGTTATTATCTCCATGCAATCTCCTTTTGTTTAGTATATAACGTAGAGTATGATGATGCTTTATTACACCATTGAAAAGATCAAAAAAAAATAAAGGGTTTACAAACAAAGATCCCAAATATATAAAAAAGCTCAGAGACGAGCAAAAGAAACTTTTTAATTTTTTTAGAAAGGAATCTAAGAATAAATTAGGTAAGGATTTTAAGAGATGGAACCAATAGATGATTTAAAATACTCAAAGAGACTCAGAAAGCCCAAGGGGGACATTACTTTATTCAGTAAAGGCGTTGATTTTATCAAAGTTCCTGATCCTCCTAAAAACTCCTCAATAGATACTGGCTCTGAGATGTTAGTAGTTCAAGGTTCTACATTTTTGTTACGAGATTCTATGAAAAAAAGCATAAGAAAACACGATCAAGACCCTGCTTATGCGATAAAACAGTACATGGACTTGTTCGGACTTAAGTATGATCTCAATTTCATACAAAAAATATACGAAGAGTCTGGAATTATTATAAAAAATATCAAAAATTCATTCAATCGGCCTCGCCCGAAACAGCTTTGTCCGTATTTTCAGATATTTTTTGACACTTTACCAAGCAAAACGAACAAAACTCCATCATATCCAAGCGGACATACGACTCAAGCGTTCTTAATAGCTCACATTTACGCTCAAAAGTACCCCGAACACGGAAAAAACTTATTCAAAGCCGCTGAAGAGTGTGGAAGTGGAAGAGTTATGGCTGGATTTCACTTCCCTTCTGACCATAAAGCAGGTATTTACTTGGCTAAACGCCTTTTTTATTACATGAAAAAGAATAACGATATGAAATATTGTCGTATATTTGACCTATAACAAAAAAAAGGAGGTAAATTATGCTAATTTCAAGATTTATGATTCCAAGAACCGCGCATTGTAGTAACGGGTGCTGACTAAACCCTATCGTCGTGCAGAGCCAAGCTCCAAGAAACTGCGAAAAGCAGCCAACATGACGATAGGGACACAAATCCATCAAAAAAGAAGAAGCCTGTTACACTTTTCCAAGTTAAACTTAGAAAAATTCCAACCCAAAAACCTAAACACATGGGGCATTTGAATAATTCGCCTAATTTTTGGTGAATTTCAAATGCCCCTTCTCGTAACCACTGAAAAATCTTGCCATGTGTTACGGAGAAAGTAATTCCAAAGCTTACAAGTATCCAGATTAGAAAATCTAACATGTTAATGGTAGTTTTGTGTTGTTGATGAAGGCTTCTCTATTCTTGTGCCAAGAATCTCTGCCTGCTAGTTCGCCACTTGATTGGTGAATTATCTTAAATCCTAGTGCGTAGTTATTGTAACCTAGTAAATGTGATTTAGTAGTGTAATGTATGTCATAAAAATCCCAATTACCTTCAAAATATTCTGGTTTTTCTAGTCCTATGGCGTCCCAAACCTCTTTTCTAGCTGCTAAGAACAAACCATCAAGTGCTACAACTTTTCCAGAAGGTCCATACTCCGTAGGATTTAGTTTTCCATCTTCAGTCACATGATATACTAAACCTTTATGTTTACCCTTAGCCCAATTAGCGTGATTCCACCAAACTGCGTCTTGTCCTAAATAGGTTGTTCCTGCTGGTCCAATGATTCCTACATTATTGTGTTGACATTTTAGTAATTTTGTTAAGAACACTTCTTTTTCATCAAAAATTAAAACATCGTCGTGACAAAATATTACTATGTCTTCTGGGTTAGCATCACAAGATTTTAACCCTTTATCATAAGCTTCAAATATTGATTTTTGATTTACTAGTAATTTTGTATGGATAGAAAAACTAGATAAGGTATCTAATAATTTTTTTGTTACGTTATTTAGATCCTTAGATCTAGTGCATATTATACAGAATATTTTCATAGCCTATAATAGTATAAGGTATTTTATATGGAAAACTCAGAACTTATAAAAGAATTTAATTCTTGTAGAGAAGACCCTAACTATTTCATCTCTAAGTACGTTAAGGTTACTCATCCTGTTCGAGGCTTAGTTCCTTTTAAATTATATCCTTTTCAAGAAGAAATTTTAAATAGTTTACAAGAAAATAGATTTAATATTTTAAGAAAATTTAGGCAGGCGGGGTGTACCACCATTGCGGCAGCGTACTCCTTGTGGATGATCATCTTTCAAAAACACAAACAAGTTGTTATTTTATCTAAGGGTGACGCAGAATCAACAGAAGTTCTAGATAGAATTAAAATTATGTATCACGAACTTCCTGAATTTTTAAAACCTAAAATAGCAGAAGATAATAAACACACTCTTAAGTTAGCCACAGGTTCTACAATTAAATCTAGACCATCAGGAAAACAATCAGGTAGATCGCTTGCGGGTTCTCTTTTGATTATAGATGAGGCAGCCTTCATTGAGAACATCGAAACCATTTGGGCAGCAGTTTATCCAATTATTTCAACAGGTGGTAGAGCTTTTGTATTATCAACGGTCAACGGTATAGGTAACTGGTATTATGACGTTTATAATAAAGCAATAAAAGGGGAGAATTCTTTTCACGCTATTGATATCAACTGGCAATCCCACCCAGAATACAAAAGGCATGAAGGGTTTGAGGCTTTATATGAAGAACTTCAAAAAAAGGGCTTAAGTGTTGATAATTGGGAAAAAACTACAAAAGCCAATATGCCTTTAAAACAGTGGTTGCAAGAGTATGAATGTGAATTCTTAGGAACTGGTGAGACTTACTTAGAAGGGTCTATTCTAAAAAGATTAGTTGAACAACAAAACTCATCTTATTGGATAAAGTATAACAATAAGATGCGCGTTTGGAAAGAACCTTCTCCAGAGCACGATTACGTTATAGGAGTAGATGTAAGCTTAGGTAGGGATAGAGATTATTCAGCTTTTCATATCTTTAATGCCTACTCTGGTGAGCAAGTTGCTGAATTTTATTCAAATAAGACTCCAATAAATGCTTTTGCTCAAATTTTAACCAACGAAGCTAATCTATATAATAATGCATCTGTAATTATTGAAAGAAATACCATAGGTAATAATTTAATAGATTGGATGTTTAATGTTTTTGAGTACGACAATCTTTGGATTGATGAAAAAAACGATTTTGGAATACAGATTACTACTAGAAATAGAGAAGAACTTCTAGCTAGAATGGAGGAATATATTAGGAATGATTTTGTAAAAATAAACTCAAAAAGAACAGTAGATGAGCTTTTAACCTTCATCATTGATGATAATGGAAAAATTACAGCAGATGAGGGCAAAAATGATGATCTAATTATGAGTTTAGCTATTACAATATTCTTACTACATACACTAGACGGTAGTGGTCCTTTAGAGATTCGTGGAGAAGAGACTGAGAGACGACCCCCAGAACCTTTAAGATTTAATCTTAAAGATGAATTTAATAGAGAATTAGAAGAAGATATAAGATGGCTGATGAACAAATAACAAAATCTGAGAATCAAAAAATTGATGAGTATTCTATGGGTAATACAAAATTCAATCAATCTCCTGGGAGTCCTACAGGCCCTTTCTTCATTCCTTCTGGTAGATTAGGTCAGTTTTTAGCTAAATTTTTTGCTACAAAAGCGGCACCTTATGTCGCACAGCAAACGGATGTTGGTCCGACCCCTCAAGCTAATTTAGCTGGAGATACTGTAAAAAACACAGAGGTTGTGGTCCCTGACCAAATGCCAATAGGCTCAGTCAATAGAACCTCTCTACAACTTCCAGAAATAGAAAAAAGTAGAAAAGACCGATATCAACGATTTGAGGAGATGGATGATTATCCTGAAATTGGAACAGCTTTTGATATTTATGCGGACGATTGTACTCAAAAAAATCTGAGAAACGAGCGTTGGACAGTACTTAGCGAAAGCCAGTTAGTAGTTGATGAAGTAAAAAAATTATTTAGAAGGGTTGGCTTAGATAGAGATTATTGGGATATTGTAAGAAATACCTGTAAGTATGGTGATTGTTTTATAGAAACAGTTATAGATATTAATAATCCTAAAAAAGGTATTCAGAGAATTAAAACACTAAATCCTAATTTTATAATTAGAGTAGAAAACGAATACGGTTACTTGACCGATTTCTTACAAGAGATTCCAGAGAACAATGAATGGACTTCTTTTGGTAGTGCAGCAGGTAACATGCAAGGATCTAAGTATATCACACTAGATAGAAATCAGATTATTCACTTTAGATTAAGAACATCTGACCCAGCTTTCTATCCTTATGGAAAATCAATAGCGTCTACTGCTGTAAGAATTTTTAGATCTTTGAAGTTGATGGAAGACGCTATGCTTATTTATAGACTCTCTAGAGCCCCAGAAAGAAGAATATTCTATATTGATGTCGCTAACATGCCTGCCACAAAAGCAGAGATTTTTATAGAGAAGGTCAAAGATAAGTTTAAAAAAGAAAAATACTATGATGCGAATAGTGGCACTATAGATTCTAGATACAATCCTTTAAGTGCTGATGAAGACTTTTATGTTCCTACAAGAGGTAATCAAGGAACTAAAATTGATACTTTACCAGGAGCACAAAACTTAGGAGAAGTTGACGATGTTCGTTACTTTAGAGATAAGCTCTTAGCTTCTCTAAAAATCCCTAAGGATTATGTTGTAGAAAAGGATAAATCACCAGAAAGAAAAGCAAACCTGTCTCAATTAGATGCTAAATTTGCTAGAGTCATTGGAAGAGTGCAACAGCAAATAGAGGTTGGGTTAGAACAATTGGCTAGAAGACATCTAGTATTATTAGGTTTTCCTCAAAATTTAGTAAACCAAGTAAGAATTCAATTACCAGACCCTAGTGATACTTTCACCAAGAGGAAGATGGAAATTGATGAACAAAAAGCCAGAGTTGTTCAGGCTGTTGTTGGGACTGGACTGTTTCCTAAAAAGACCATTTATAAAGAATTCTACGATATGAATGATCAACAAATCGAACAAATCTTAAAAGAGTTGCAAGAAGAACAGGAAATGGAAGCTGCAAACCAACAAGCGACTATGCAAACTCAACAAGATATGGAGCAACAATCAAAAGATAAAGACCAAGCTAGAAGTGAAGTTGCGAAAGATAATGATCTAGCTAGAGGTGAGGTTGCTAAAGATGCTGACTCTGAAAGGCAGCTTGAGGTTGAGAAAAAGAAACCAAAAAAAGAAAATTTAGACCCAAGGTTATTAAAAACTTTGGATAGGTTGTTGGAAAAAACCACAAACGAACAATCTAAAGATTCTAAAAAAGTAGAAATACTTAACAGATTAATATCTAGAAATATAAAAAATACCTAAAATTAAGGTTATTTGTTTGCACTATATAACATAGCTTATTAAAAGGAGACTTTAATGTTTAATCATTTGTTTGAAAATAGAAACTCTACCGTAACTAATCTAATCAAGTTAGGAGATTGCTTAGGTAGATCTTTAAGAGAGAATATTGAATTATTTTCTATAGATAGCGAAAATCAAAAAGTAGCTTATTTAACTGAAAGCGGTAAAGTTATATCTGGATATTATGATATCTCAGACGATCTAAAGTTAGAAGATATTGATATTCAAGATTCAGATATTTTTTCAGAGAACGCTTCATTTGATACTTATGTAAATGAAAAAGTTTCAGACTTTGTTGGAAGTTTGTACAGAGATAGCTACTCTCAGGCAGAAGATAGTTTTTCAAACATTTTGTCCTTATGGGAAAACAGACTAAAGTTCGACTCGGTTAGAAAAAAATTAAACGAAAAAGCAACACTTTTTTCAGAAGATAAAAACATTATAAATACTGAAGAAGTTCAAAGATTCTTAGAGATGATGCCTCAATTCCTAAGTTTCTTAGAGGAGAACAGAGAGCAGATTTCTGAAATTAAAGAAATAGAAAACGCAATAAAGCTATCAAATTCAGTATCAACTGCATTTAATTTTCCAAAAATAACCTTTGATTCTTTACAGGAAAGTAGCTCTTACAAAGTTTCTCGGGGTGTTAATAAATCAATATACGAGATGATTTGTAAGCAGGAGTTGGTAAGAAAAGAACTATTAGAATCAAAAAATAATTTTGAAGATGTGTGGGCAACAAACTCAAAAATAAGAGCTTTAGCTCAATTAATTTTTGAAGATTCAGAAGATGTGGTTTTACGAAGTCTAGTAGAAGCTGTCGTAGAGGTTCCTTACTTAGCTTTAACCAGTAAAAAACAACTTTCAGAGAGCATCTCAAACGCTTTTAGCTTAACTGATCATAGCACTATTACAGAAAAAGAGATAGCTGGCTATGCTTCAAGACTTTTTGAGATGAAGAAGCCTGTTAAGAACATTATACTTAATATTTTAAATGAAAAGTATGGTATAAATATTCAAACTTTAAAAGATGTTGATTCCTTTTCTAGTTTAGCTAATACTCAGGTAGTCATTTTTGAATCTTTATCTAGACTTGCTCCAAAAGGTAGTGCTTTGAAAGCTACCTTGTCTGAGGTAAGTAAACTACTAAACAATAAAAACGGTGTAGAAGTTATTGATATAAACGATATTCTACAAGAATCTTTTGAAAGCTGCGGTTATACTCAATTCTGTGAAAAATTTAATCTAGTAGAAAATTTATCTTTTGAAGAAATATTTTCAGAAGAAATGTCCGCAGAGCAGCTTTTAGAGAAGGCTAAAGCTAAGAGAAAATCTTATGTTGAAAAGTCTGAAAAGTCTTCAGAGAATGAAGTAGAGGATGAGGATGATACTATGCAGAAAGCTGATGAAGCGTCTGCTGATTTTTCAAAACCTGCTTCTTTTAGTCCAGACGGCGGCGATGGCGAAGAAGAAGAGGAAAAATCAACTAAAGAGGAGCTATCCGATAAACAAAAAGAATTAGATGTCGATAAGGATGGTGAGATTGAAGGAGAGGATTTAGCAAAACTTAGGAAAAAGAAAGTTAAAGAAGAAGCCGAAGAAGCTACTCCCGCTGATACCTCAGAAAAAGAAACTTCAACTGATCAAGAGTCTTTTTCGAGTGAAGATCTTATGAAGGCTTTAAGTGATTTAGATGGGTTATTAAAAGATTTTCAATACAGTGAAGACGAATCTGAGGAATAATAAGTGGTAGATCAAATTCCGTTAATCCTATCTTCTATAGATGGTGCTCCTAGGATTGTAGAATTACCAGCAGGAGAAAGTATCGCTGGCACTACAGGTCCTACAGGAGCAACAGGACCTACAGGACCTGAAGGGCCTAGGGGTGTTACTGGCGTTACTGGCCCTATAGGTCCAATTGGTCCTACAGGTATAACCGGGGCTACTGGTTTGACTGGACCTACAGGTGAGATAGGACCTACAGGATCTACTGGACCAACAGGGGCAACAGGTGAAAGAGGGGAAACAGGATCTACTGGACCTATAGGTCCGATAGGGCCTACAGGATCTACGGGTTTAACAGGGCCTCAAGGTCCTACAGGTGAGACAGGGGCTACAGGGGCTACAGGGGCTACAGGTGAAAGAGGTGAAACAGGACCAACAGGACCCACTGGAGCTACAGGTTTAACAGGCGTAACAGGCCCTACTGGTGCTACAGGTGAAAGAGGCGAAACAGGACCAACAGGGTCTACAGGACCAACAGGGTCTACAGGACCAGTGGGGGCTACAGGATCTACAGGTTTAACAGGCCCTACTGGTGCTACAGGTGAAAGAGGACCAACAGGGTCTACAGGACCAGTGGGGGCCACAGGATCTACAGGTTTAACAGGCCCTACTGGTGCTACAGGTGAAAGAGGTGAAACAGGACCAACAGGGTCTACAGGACCAGTGGGGGCTACAGGATCTACAGGTTTAACAGGCCCTACTGGTGCTACAGGTAATACAGGGAATACAGGCAATACAGGTAATACAGGGAATACAGGCAATACAGGGAATACAGGCAATACAGGTAATACAGGCAATACAGGTCCTATAGGTGCTACAGGTCCTATAGGACCTACAGGTGCTACGGGTCCTACAGGTAATACAGGCAACACAGGTCCTATAGGTGCTACAGGTCCTATAGGACCTACAGGTGCTACGGGTCCTACGGGTCCTACGGGTCCTGCTGGAAATACAGGTGAGACAGGAGCTACAGGACCTACTGGAGCTACAGGGGCTACAGGAGAAAGAGGCGAAACAGGGCCTACAGGGTATACAGGACCCACAGGAGCAACAGGAGAAGCAGGAGATGTAGGACCTATAGGACCTATAGGACCTACTGGAGCTACAGGTCCTACTGGAGCTACAGGGGCTACAGGAGAAAGAGGCGAAACAGGGCCTACGGGCTTTACTGGTGCTACAGGCCCCTCTTCAGAGTTTGAATCCTCTGTTCCTCAAGGTTGGGCAAATGCGGGGGGAGCTGTTAACTCTGCTGGAAAATACTCTTTAACAGGATCCTTGACTGCTGGACATATACTAATGTATGCTCCAGACGCCATTGGAGGGGCTGGTGGTTTTATTCCAGTACAAGGATTTATTGGAAGAGGATACACTTTAGATGGTGGAGGTACGGGAGTTGTAGTTCCCATAGCGGGAGATGCTTACGGTAGTGATGGAACTAATTTAGGAGTTCCTACAGAAGTTTCTTTTGATAATTACTCAGTTAAAGCAACTGGAGCCTCTGGAAACATAGAAGCTACTAGACTAAGAATCAATGGTGTTGAAACTGAAATTAGTGAGACTCCTATTACAATATTTGGAGGAAGTTTAGGTGCTGGTGCTACAGCTCCTACAAGTTGGGCAAATTTAGGCTGCACATTTAGACAAATGAATGTTGTTGGAGCCGCTACAGTAAGTGGTTGTCCAGTACCTACACCTATAGGATTCGTCTTAGTCACTACTGATGGATTAAGTAGAACTACTGAAGTGAACATAGGGGCTTTAACAACTAACACTACAAACTTAAGTAATTCTGATCATATTAATTGGGATTCTACAGCAAATGAATTTTTAGTATCAGCTACGGGGACTTATTTGGTTCAAGCTTCTTTTGCTTTATCAGCGTCTGCAAGTACTACTGTAACTTTTAAAATAAAAAAAGGCGGAGTAGCTCAAGTTATTTTTGCTTCACATGCTGTTAATTCAGCAGAAGATCCTGAAGATCATTTTATGCAAGCAGTTGTTTCTGCGTCGGCTGGGGATAGTATTAGTGCTACTTACGATTCAGATAGTGCTAATGCTGTACAAATTAGAGCTGGTTCAAGCTTATTCGTTCAAAGACTTTATTAAATTATGCAACCAGAAAAAAAATTAACATTAGGTAAAGAAACTCTCATGCCAATTAGTATGGTTATAGCAGTCTGTGGGGGAGTTGTTTGGATTAGCACTCAACTCAATAATATAAATTATAAGTTGGATATGCTAGAAAATAAACTTGAAGATCAGTGGACTACAAGAGATATGGAAAATTGGGGGCTTAGACTTAAAATGGAAAACCCTGATATTGTAATACCTGATCTTGATTTTTAATCTATTATATGACCACTCTTTAGTAATCTTATTAATCTTTGTATATAAATTCTTTTAAAGTTATTAAAAACATTAGACATATTTTCAAGTTTTGTTAATCCAGCCACACTAACCTCGTCTGAGTTTAAGAATGATTCAAGTTCTAAATATACCCAATTAATATCAGACACTTCAGAACTGTTAAGTTTACTTTTTATTTCGTTAATTTCTTCTGGTGTTTTCATTTTAGTATTTTAACCTCATGACCCTCTTTTTTGTAGTATCTTTGTCTAGATTTGGAATGATCTAGTAGATACTTCTCTTTGTCTAAGAAATCATATACGAAAACTCTACTTTTTGTTTCGTGTTTTCTAAGAGCCCTACCCAATGCCTGTAGGGTCGCAATTTCTGATTTCATCCCTCTCGCGTTAATAAAGTGGGTAATTTCTTCGATATTAATTCCCGTTTGGAGTATTTTCGTTCCAATAAGGATCCTAGACCCTGAAGAGTCTCTGAATCTAGAAATACTTTCATACCGTTCTCCAAGTGAGTTTTTACCTTCAAGAAATTCGCACCCGTCTCCAAGAAGTTTTTCCAAGGTTCTTCCGTGCTCAAGTGATTTGGTAAGTATAAGTATGCGAGCTGATTCTTTTTTAGATCTGATGTCATTTACAATATCCTTAATTATATTATTTCTACTTTCATTTTTTACTATAAACTGATCGTACACATCTAAATAGCTCATATCATCATCAATACCGCTACAGGTGTAAGGTCTATCAATTAGTTGAATTATTGGTTTTGTTAAATTACCAGACTCAACCAAACTTGCAGTATCTATAACTTGAATTACTTCTCCTAAAGCACCTTCTAAATTATATCTAGGTATTGGATCTGACGGTGGAGTTGCTGTAAACCCAAGTCTGTAAGTTGCGTTCGGAAAAGAGTTTATGGCTGCTAGGGTGGTTTTTCCGTTTGCAAATTCATGACACTCATCAATCATCAATACTTCTGAGTCTTGAAGATGCGTATCTAAGATTTTTTCGATGCTTTGGATAGTACAAAGCATAATATCGCCGTAAATATAACCCTCACCGAAACAAAGACCAACATTATCAAAACCACAAGCTTTAGTAAAAAATTCATAAGTCTGTGTCAACAGTTGTTTTGCGTTGAAAAGAATTATCATCTTTCTACCCTTCAATGCTTTTACTAATCCAGCCATTATTAAGGTTTTACCAGACCCTGTTGGTGATTTTATTATACCTCTTGTTTTTTCTAAACCTAATTCTATTAATTTTTTTTGATAATCGTAATAAGTAAATCCTGAAATATTATAATCTGTTTCAGAGTTTAGTAGGGTTTTGTTGTTTTGTATTAATTCAGGTTCACATTCAATTTTCTTTAAATCTGCTAGAAGCCTAGATAATAAACCCGTTGCAAACGTACCGTTTTTAGTTATAAAATGCTGTTTGCCATCCCAATGCCTGTTTTTATAGGCTGTTGAGTATTCTGAGCCTGGGATTTTGAAAGAGTACAATTGATACAAAGCTTCCAAAATTTTTGGATTATCGGTTTCTATTTTTGATTTTATTGTATCAATGTAAATCTTCATCATACTATAATAGTAAAAAACCATACTTAATGGAGTTTATATGGAAAAACAAAATACAGATAATGAGAGAAATGTAAGCTTGTCAGAAGATGAAATTATTGAACAGCTTCTAAAAGGAGTTCCAAAATCTGATTTTATTCCTTTAGAATTACCTTCTAAGAATAGATTCTATAAATTAAAGAATCCAGCAAAGCCAATCTCTATCCGTCCTATGACGTTTGAAGATGAAAAAGCTATGGTATCTAAGAAGAATGTTAATGTAGATATTCTAAATCTACTTTTAAGCCGTTGTGTAGATAATATTGATGTGAGTCAACTTCTACAGATGGACAAGCTTTATATGATAATGAAGCTTAGATCAATCTCTTACGGTGACGAGTATCAAGCTACTATAAATTGTAGTTCCTGTAGAAAAGATAACAACATCGTATTTAATCTCGATAATCTTCCAGTAAATTATGTAGATGATGATTTAAGTGATCCAGTAATAGTTAAGCTTCCTGTATTAGGTAAAGAAATATCTTTAACATTGCCTAGGATTTCAGATGAGCAATACTTCAATTCTGCGGAATCTACAATCTCTAATCTTTGGAGGTTTGTTGAAAGTATTGATGGGCACACTTCTAAAAGCTTAATATCTAAGATAATTCCACAATTACCTTTAAAAGACTCTAAAGCTATCCTAAGTAGCTTGTCAACCGCAGAATACGGAATACAAACCAAAGTTAGGTTTATTTGTGATTTTTGCGGACATAATGAATTAATGGAGTTGCCAATCACTGGAGATTTTTTTACAGGGAACTAACTGAGTCTTTTAGCTTTAAAGACTTACTGTATGAAGCCTATATATTAATAAAACACGTTAACTTTAGTTATACTGATGTAAAAAGTATGACTAGAGAAGAAAGATCACAATTTATGAAATTCTTAAACAAAGAATTAGAGGAGCAAGAACGTGCAAATAAACAATACAGTAGTCGTAGACAGAGGTAATAGACCTAATGTTAGTCAAAAAATAGGTCTCAGAGTTTTTTTTGTTAATGATGGAGCTTATGTTGATCCTTATGAAATAAGCTCTGTACAGCTTTTTAAAAAAAGCTCTACACTAACACCAAATACAGTTCTTGACTCAGAAAATTTAGTTAGCGCAGTTCCTTTAATGGAATTCGCAGCTTCTGGAGCTACCAGACCCCAGGGAGCAGTAAATTCAAGTAGTTTTGATTCTAGTAACTATATTCCTTCTGTAACAGCCAGCGGAATTTACAGAATATCTCAAGGAGAATATGTCGTTGTACTAGATCAAACTTTAAATTTATCAGGGTGGAACGAGACTAACGGATCAGCCCTAGCAGCATCTAGTTTATCTTCTGTCGATGATTATGTTGATCTTTGGACAGTAAAACTTGATCAGGCGTCGAAGTACCAAGTAATAACTAATCAATTTAGTTTGTTTGAAGATACTTTTTTCGCTTTTACTGAGCCTCTATTACTTACCACTAATAATAAATTATTAAATAAGAAGGTAAGATTGGGAGAAAAGATAGATCTTAAAATAACTACTGATATAACTTTACAAAACAGAAATATCCCTGATAGCGTTCAAAATATATTTAAACAGTCTGTAATTACTAGTGGATTAGTGGAAATCCGAAAAGTAAATCAAGATATAAATTTTGATGGGCCTTTTACAGTATCCTCTTTCTCGGATAGCTCGGGATCCGTTCAAATAACTGAGGATAATACTATGTTATTATCTTGGGATACAGACCAAATTAAGACATTATCTGCATTCGATAACGGAACTTTTGGAAGTTTGACTGGAGTTTACAGTGTTCAGGTAAAGTATACCGTACTTAACCAGACAATAATAAGTCCGCTGTTCTATCTCACAGTGTCGTAAGGAGGTGATCTATGAGATAGTCAGAATCGTATTTTCGAGTATGATTCTTGACAAAGCTCTGTAAATCAAAGCCTTGTACATGGGCATCATTCCAATCTTTTACTTCCAAAGGTGGATGGCAGATATAAAGCTCTGCCATCCTTTTTATTCTACGCAAATAATCGAATTTGTTTACACCCTTTTTTCCTGCTGAGTCGTTATCGTATCCGATGATTATTTTGCCAGAAAATTCTGATAATTGATCAATTTGTGTTAAGGATACAGAACAGCCTAAAGTACAGGTAGCATTTACATTTTGTAGCTGTAGGGATATGGCGTCCAGAGGACCCTCACAAACCACTAAATGATCAGCGTCTTCATCATAAGGGTATAAAACTGATGAGGATTTAGGCCAACCCTCAGAGGGGTTAAGATATTTAGGGGTGGTATCTGTTAAAGTTCTAGCTTGAAAATAAAATATTTTATCGTTAGATTCAAAAGGGATTACTAAACGGCCTGAATATTTACCATCAGTAGATACATAAAATTTAGGAAAATCTTCTCTATCTATGTCAAATAGCTTACGCTCGTACAAGAATTTCCAAGCCTTCTGTATCAGCCAATCATTATTTTCATAAGATTTTATTGAAACATTAGATAAGTATAGTGAATCCTTCTCGCAAGTTAGATCCTTCTTTTTGGGTTTTTTATTAGGACTTTTACCATTCTGTAATTCATAAAAAAGTATTTCAGCTTCGGCTGCATGGTAAGACACCCCTTCTAAAATGGAATAAAGCTTTAAGAAATTTCCTTTGTTTCCTGTTTTAAAACATTGCCACAACCCAGAGTCTAAATTTATACTCATGTGCCTCTTCCAGTCATTTTCTATAAATATAGAAGGCACTATAATTTCAGAGTCATTTGAGGATAATTTACTATTAGTTTCAAATTTTCTGAGTAGGTAGTCTCTAATAAATTGAGGTGCTATCATGTTTATAAATACTATATCTGAATCAAAATCAAAGATATTTAAAGAATGTAATTTGAAGTACAAATACCGCTATGTCGATAAGCTTCCTGAAGTGGACAGCACTAATGCTGATGCTTTGCATTTTGGTTCGTATATTCATAAGATATTTGAAGACGGTTATCAAGCCAAGAGTGTTGACGAGCTGCTTGTTATAGCGGAGTCACAGAGAAAAAACTATGAATTTTCTAAAAGTTATGAGCCTAAGATAAAGGTTTGTATT